TTGGTGCTCATGTGAGCCAAAGAATAGTTTACCATAACTTCGTCAAATTAAGAATTAATAATTAAGTCCGTGTCGTTTCGCGAAAAGGACGGTGCAAAGGTGGTGAAGACGGGCTATCAGGTGTGGTAGAACATGCTTTTATGAGGTTTTAGTTGTATTAATATGTTATTATGGTTACCTTTGTTCCACGAAAACAGGCTGCACCTCAGCAGAATACAAATAAATTTGTTTCTGCGTTCGCTTTGCACTGTTTTTGTATCAGGGTAGTCAATCAGTTTTCGGGGTATGAAAAAGTGTCGTCAAAAAATAGTAGGGCGCAGCTATGCGCATAGAGTGGCTGAGGTGAACCGCATTTATGATGAGCATGCACCCAGCGGGCTCAGTAACAGGGAAATTTTGCGCCGTTACATCTGGCCTTTATTTCCCATTTCCGAGAAAACTTTCTATAACCTTATCAATGCGAGTGGCGATCCGCGCATCATTGAACAGCAGGACGACCTGCGACGTCAGCTTTCGTTGTTCTGAATCTCATCGGCTACGGTAGTCGTATATTCCACTTCATAGACTTTAATGCCGCCCGGCAGCGAGAACTGCCGGCTGGCGTGACGTATCAGGACCGTGGCGCATCCGTCGAAACGCCAACCGTGCAACGCGCTGTTCAGACGCTGAGCCAGTGCCATACGTTCAGCCGCATGTTGTTCCTGTGTGCTGCCGTAGTGGGTGTCGTCATAGCAGTCGAAGGCAAGGCGCACGGTGACGGTGGTCTTGCCGTGCTGCAGGTTGCCTTTCAGTGTGTCCCAAAGGGTTTCGGGAATGCCGATAAGGACACAGGGAAAGGTTACAGGATATTGGTCTTCGCCGTTTTGCAGTGCTTCCAGTTGGCCGCAGTCTTCGTCGATGAGGGAAACGGTGTCGCCCATCTTGTCGGCGATCTGTTGTTGGATGTCGTTAAATAGTTGTTCCATATTCGTTTAAATATTGATTTATGAATTGATAATCTTTCCTATTTCCTGCTCAAACTTATCACTTACCTTCTTCGCAAGTTCCGGTCCGGGGGTGGCGGGCATGAACTGGCGCTGTGGGATAGTGACGGTGAGCTTTGTTTTTTTGGTAAGAGCCAGGCGTTTCCAAAAGGTATCTTTCTTCTTGTCTTCTCCGGCTTCCCGGTAATGCTGCGCCCAGGCGAAGCGCCGCATCTTGGGGGTGACAGTTGGGCGGAGGATGCCGCCCCAATTATGAACACCCGCGTAAGGAGCACGGGTGAAGACGGTCACGGTTCCGTCGCCGGGCGTATATTGAATGCTTCCTGAAAGATGATTCCTTCCGGAGAGTAATGGACCGTATTGGGAACCGGCTCCCTGTCCTCCGTTTTTCTGCCGTTTGGTTTCCTGCCATTTGTGGAAACCATTGTGAGTGAAGCCACCTTTGCGGAAGTCTTCTTCAATGTGCCGTTTGGCGATGTTTCCTGCCAATACCGGCATCTTGCGATGCGCCAGGTCTTCCAGTTGCTTTTGTTTTTGCCGGATACGGCGGTTAAATTCTTGAATATCCATTGTTTATTAAATAAATAAATGTATCTTTGCGGTATCAGATGTCGGCAGTATGGACGCGATAACTTCAAGTTCGCCCTTCTGGAATGAATAGCGGTATGATTTATCATTCCGCTATTTTGTCTAATATCGCTTGTATGGCTTTCAACGCTTCATGTTTTGATTTCCCGTTAAAAACCTTTTTGTCTATTTCTGCCGCTCTGCCCCTGTATATGAAATAGCATTTGGATATTATTCCATTTTCAAAGTCGGCATGTCTTCCATACAGTTCAGATGACAGTCTTATACTTTTGAGCGGTTTGTGACCAAGGTGCATGTCGAGGTCTATTACAAGTGTTTGGCATCCTTGCTTCTTTCCTTTTCTGAATGCTGATGCAATGCCGTCTTCGCTTTCTATTCCTTTCCTGTCCGCCGTCTTCCCGTTGATGGTGTACTCCGGGTTTTTTCGTCCTTCTTCTAATATATGCTCCCTGATTTTCACCTTCATCTTTGGGAATGAATCAAGCAGGGCTTTGGCGGCGCGGGTATTCTCTTCCACTTCCGTACGGTCTGCCCGCACGCTTGTTTGCAGGCGTTTCCCATAGTCGGGGTCGATGTAGTATTTGCCACTTCGATCCAGTTCCTTGCCTGTTGCGGGGTCGGCATACAGAACATCTTCCTGCCGGTAAACTTTCTCTTCCAGAAACTTCTTAACGGCATCTTTGGCACCGTCATATCCGTTCGCTATGTACGGATGTGTGTCACCGAATAGTTTCCCGTCCACTCCCGGATTATTGTCCAGTCCCGGCGCGGGCCGGTCTTTCGGGTCGGTGCTGCCTTGTGGTGCCCCGGTGGGCGGTTCGTCGGTGGCGCTGAGGGAGCATTTGCAGTTCCAGCGGTCTCCCGGGCGGTGTGCACTCCAAAACGGGTGGTTGATCGGCAGGATGGTTCCCCAGAACACTTTATGGTCGGCACCCGGGTTTGCACTTGTGCTGGGCATCCATTCCAGATTGGGCAGGATATCGGCATATTGCTCGAAGCGTTGCCAGTCGGCCGCCTGGCGGGCACGGATGACGGCGGTGTCGTATTCCGTTTTCAGCCAGTGGCCTACGTGATGGTCCAGCATGGGGTGCACATCCTTTTTCCACTGTTCAAACGGTTTTAAATCACCGTTTGAATCGTACATCTGCGTGGCGATATCGTTCTGCATGCGATGCACCTTGAAAGCGGAAAAGATGGCGTTGCCCCGGTCTATCTTTTCCTTGAAGTCTACGGGGATTTCGGCGGATGACTTGCTGATGCCTTCATCCGATGCCTGGCTGAAGATACGGAAAGTCTCGTTGAAGAGGCTTTCTTCAACATCGGTCATGGGATGGAAGTCCTTTTCATAGATGTGCTTCAGGGCGCGTTGCAGGGCTTTGTCGTCGAAGACGAAGGCAGTGCTTACGTCATCGTCGTCGGCTTTGCATTGCAAGGGCGTGGCAGTGCCGGACATGTAGTCAATCTCATCTGGATCGGGCAATTGCTGGTTTTCGTAATAGAGATTGTTTACTACCAGTCTAAAGCCCCGTTGCTGTGCGGGGCGTCCGCGAAAAAAGAGCGGGAACGGTTCTGGGGTTGCTGCTGGTTTTTGCCTTTATCAAGCGTCACATCATTACCGGCAGGCGGTTGGATCATTTGGGCGAAGGGGTTGGCGGCTTTCTTCTTCTCTTCCATTTCCGCCTTCAGTTGCTCGTAGTTGTCCGGACGTTCGATGTTCAGTTGTTCGTATAGGTAGTCGTCATCCAGCGGAAGGTTGAATACATTAACGGCTTTCTCCAGCAGTTCTGCTTTTACCTTTACCTGTTCCAGGTCGGCCTCTTCTACGTAGACGAACTCCCCGCCGGTGGTGTTCACACCCAATGCCGCGAACTGGTCGGTCATGTCATAGTTCAGCAAGTTCAGGATGCCGAGGGCGTCTTGTTCTACAAGCTCCTGTTCTACTTTATTATGTACGGTTCCCAGGGCTTGCGTACCTGTTTCGCTGGCTTCGGTGGTGAGCGTATTGCCTAGCACGGCTTTGCTCATTTCCGCATTATACCGGTCGGTAAGCGAGGAATACATTTCGCTGCTTCCTGACAGGTTGCCCGGTTCTACGAACTCCAGCGTTGTGCCGTCCGGACAAAGGAACACGGATGCGCCTCCCTGGCTGGATGCGGCTTCTAAAGTGGCATTGCGAGCTTCCGGGTCTGCCGCGTCATAGGTGTATTTACGAATAGGACGTCCGAAAATTTCAGCCAATTGCGCCCAGTCACCTATGGTTCCTCGCTTATAGATTACATACGGGGCGGTGCGTGCCAGAATGCCCAATGGCTCTTTGCCCCGTATCATTAGCAGGTCGGCATATTCGTCGAATGATTCACCGGTTACATCACTTTGCCGCTTCTTGATGATGTTCAATACTGGGTCTATGTGCTTACGGGGAACAAGATAATAGTCTATCCAGCCTTTCTCATTGATGTAGAATTGTACAAGGGTAAAGCCCCAGTATTGTGCATCAAGCGCATCTTCGAGAAAGCGGAGAAACCAAGGTGAGGAAATTTGTACGTTAACCTTGTCATCGGCTACTCCATTACGGCGGAATTCTATTTTCCGACCCAACACACCGCTTTTTCGTTTCTGCACCACTGAGAACAGGTGCGGGTCCATCAGACTTTCACTATAGATGTCGTAGAGCTTTACACGCTGGGTGAAGTCTACATTTTCGGCATTACGTATGGCGGTCATATAGTCATCCAATCCGATACCGAAGCGTTGGGGTTGTGACAATATAATAGTTGAACCGGAACGGGTGACATTGCTTCCTTCGGTAATACGCTGTTGAGGTTTACGGGTACGGTTCCAAAAGGTTGGAAATTTGTCGAGTAGTTTCATATGGCTATAAATGATTAGTACGTTTGGGATTGCTTGTCATCAGCCAAGGACTATTGGCTTTCAGTTCTTCGTTTTGCAGAATAGGTGCGCCGTCTATGGTGATTTTGAATGCCGCCACTTGTTTCAGCCATTCCACAGCCCGCTCATAGCGGTCTTTCCGTATCTGCGACATTTTCTGCGGGTTGTGGATGCTGAACAGGTGGTATACGGCGATATCTACCGCCATCATCAGCACAAGCTGGTTGCGGGCTTCGCCTTCGGCAGAGAATATGGCATCCACATCGTAGCGGGCACTGAGGTATCCGCGCATTTCGGCAATGGCACGGTCTTCGCAGATTTCGATGATCGCATCATCGTTACGGGTCAATGAATCCAGTATTTCGCGATGGATACTGGCATCATAATCTTCGGAGTTAATGAATTTGCTCATAGCTATAATCTTTTAGGGTTGCGGCGGGCATTGTGATGAATCACAGTCACCGGAACCAATTGTTGAATCTTCTTTTTAATGATGCAGTAGCCACCCTCCACACAGTCAGGGCCATCGGCGGGGAACTTCAATCGCAGGGTAAATAACTTGAATTGGTCTTCCAGGCGTTTCATGTGTGGATTATCCCTTTCCGCTTCGTTGAAGATAAGATTGCCTTCACGGTTCAATGGTTCCAGATTGGCTTCGATACGAGTGGCTTTGTCGGTCTTCCGGGCTTCGTCAGGTTGGATGTACAGCTGTATATTCCGTTCCCTTCGTACCTTGCCCACCAGTGGTTTGAATACCTGCTGGAAGAAAGGGTCTTGCAGCTTATTGTTTTCCATATAGCAATACACCGGTATTTTGCCGCCCACATACTCCTGCAACTGCACATACCAGTCGATAAACTCAGCATTCAGCCCGCGGTCCAGAAAGGGTTTGATTACGTAAAGTTTCGAACCGATCATACCCAATAGGATACAGCTCTTGGTGCTGCTGTTCTTACTCTTATTTTCACCCGGTGCGGGGTCACCATAGATGACTAGAAATTGAAACTTTTTCAGAGAGGGAATTTTGCCGTAAGTGATGTCCTTGAAAACTTCGCCTTCGGTGACAGGGTTGTTATAGTATTCTTTCTGTGCGCTGGCGGCACTGATTTTGCGCAGGACTGTGTTAATGTGCTCCTCTGTATTCTTCTCCGGCCAGGTGCTGTGTCCGTCCTTGTCACGGATGTTCACGACATCATGATGATCGGCAAGGGCTGCGGCTCGCGCCACGCAGCAATCCCGGGCAATGAGGTTTCCGCACCATACTATCAGGGTGGGTTCACTGATAGAGCGAGTAGCATAGAAAGCCTGTTCATACCATTCCCATTTTTTGTTCACAATATCCGGATTGCGGCATTCTTCATCGGTGTCAAAGTCATCAACCAATAATATATCCGGTCGTACGGCTTCATTACGGCTACCACGGGGAGCGTTGCCGGCACCGATGGCGCGGAAGGCGCAACCGCATTTGGGTATGAATTCGGTATCTGTCCAGGAACTGATATTTGCCTGCTCACCATAGTATGCCTTGATGCGTCCGTTGGCCTCGAAGTTGGCACGGTAAGGGGCCAACAGTCGCTTGGCGCTATCCTGTGTGGCACTCGCCAGCATCACGTTCTTTTTCTTTTTTGTCAGAGCAAGGAACATCACGCAAAACATGACTATTGTACTTTTCGCCAGCTCGCGACTCCATGATAAAACCTCATACCATTCGTCATTATTAAGAATGCGGCTGATAGCCTTCTTATGGAAAGGAGCGAAGGGATACTTGGCATACTTCGGGAAAAAGAACTGAATCCATTCCACAGGATGCGCTTCCAGGTAGAGCCGATGTTTTTCCCGCTCTGCCTGGCTCATACTCACGTCCACCGGGGTGGAGTTGCTGATATCCGTTTTATATTCCTCCCAGTTAAGAAGTGCGTTTTTTTCTTCCTGTTTCATGATAGGCTGTCTTTAATGAACTTATCCCACAGAGTGGTCACTTCCTTTGCTTTGTCCAGATCGATGGGGCGAATCCATTCAATGAAGCGTATACCCACGTTCACCAGGTCGGTGATGCCTACATCCGTTTCCATCTTCTTGATGGCGGCTGCCAGTTTGCCCAGCGTGTCGGCCTCGGCACAAGTGGCGAAGCGTTCGCCTTCCGGGCGGGAGAGGATAAGGTTGTTCAGTTCCATCACCTGCCGGTGCAGATTCGCTATCTGTTGTTCGCGTCCCAGTGTGAGCCCCGCCTTCATCTTTTCCCATTCCTCTGCCGCCATCCATCGTATAATGGTCTGGCGTGATACACCCACTTTGTCCGCGACTTCCTGTTGCGTCAGGTTATCCTTCAGGTAGAGTGTACGGGCATAGTCCTTTTTCTGTTTTGAAGTTAATTCAGCCATACAATAATCTTTTAGAATTTACGCAAAGTTCATTACAGCATCCGGGAATGAAAAAAAAGCGCGGAAGGGGTACAGACAATGCCAGAGCGTCTACATAGTTGCGGGAAAGCGTTGCATAGTTTTTTGTGCGGTTATCCTTATAGCCATAGCTTTGCGGCAAATAATCCGAACAACGCATGACTGTTTTTAAATCTATATTGAATGAAAAGACCGCTTGCCTGCTGCTCTATGGAGAAATCAGCGACGAAGGCGGTGAGGGAAAGATTGCCAGCCGGGACATCGTGAACGAACTGATGTATCTGGACGGCAACTATGAAAACCTGAATGTCCGCATCAACTCCGTCGGCGGCGATGTTTACCCCGGCATCGCCATCTTCAACGCCCTTCGCCAATGCAAGAGCAATGTCACCATCTATATTGACGGCATTGCCGGAAGCATAGCCGGTGTCATTGCCCTTTGCGGCCGGCGTGTGGAGATGAGCCGCTATGCGCGGATGATGCTGCACAATGTTTCCGGCGGCTGCTTTGGCAACAAAAAAGACTTGCAGGATATGATATCCACTATTGAAAGTCTGGAAGATACCATTGCCGAGATTATCGGCATGCGCAGCGGAAAGGATAAGGAAGAGGTGAAAAGCACTTACTTCGACGGAACGGATCATTGGCTGAAAGCCGACGAAGCCCTCGGGCTGGGTCTGATCGATGCCATCTACGACGTGGAAGCCGTGCCCGCGGATAGCACCACAGACGATATTTACCGCATATTTACTAACCGGCTGGAGCTGGAGCAACAGCCACAAAACCCTGATAAAATGAAACTGGAAGATTTAAAAAAGATTCCCCGCTTTGCCAACTGTGCCGACGAAGCGGCGGTGATGGCCATGCTTGGCGAAACTGCCCAGAAAGCGGACAAGGCCGATGACCTGGAAAAGGAGAACGGCGAGCTGAAGGAACAACTGCAACAGCAGGAAGAAGAGCGTATTGAGACCACTGTGACGGAAGCCGTGACTGACGGACGCATCGGTGCCGATCAGAAAGATACCTATAAGAACATTCTGAAAGCCGACTTTAAGAACGGTATGAGTGCCCTGAAGGCACTGAAACCAAAGGTTCTGCTGAAGGACAAACTGGGCAAACCGGAACCGCAAGGCGGTGAAAGTGCATGGGAAAAAAGACAGCGTGAAATCCGCGAGAACCATAAAAAGTAATGCGTATGGTACCGGTAAAGAATCCCAAGAACGCCAAACTGGGCGGCTCTTCCTACTTCGGCAAGAACGTTGGCAGCAGCGTGCGCAGTGCCGGCAGTGCCCCGCAGATACGCGGACGGCAGAAGATTAAAATGTAGTGCGCGGTGCGCAAATTGACAGCTAATACTTAATACTTAAAACTTAAAACTTAAAAAGACAATGGCAATTCAAGGATTGAATACCACCAACTATGGTGGCGAAGTACTCGAACACGTGCTGACCCTCGCCGCTACCGGCAATGAATTGGTCAGCAAGGGGCTCATCATGGTGATCCCCGGAGTGAACAGCTCCATCAGCATCCCTCGTGTGAAATCGAACAAGATGCTCCAAAAGCGTAAGGAAGACCCGCAAAAGGCAGACAGCAAAGGAGACTTCACCTACAGTGAAAAGAAGTTGACGCCTAAAGATATGATGGCGTTCACGCTTTTTAATCCTCGTGCTTTCGAACATATCTGGCGCCAGTATCAGCCGACGGGAGACCTTGTGTTCCGTCAGTTGCCTCCCAATATCCAGAGCCTTCTGTTGAATGAACTCTTGAAACAGGTAGGGCACGAACTTGGCTACCAGTATATCAACGGCAAGTATGAAGACGGTTCGGATGATTCCCTGTTGCTGGACGGCATCCTGACACAGGCTGCCAAGGATGCGGATGTGGTGAAAGTGAAGACCGTAGGAACTACCATGTTGCAACGTTTGAAAGAATTGCGCACCGCGATTCCGGTGACTATGCGCAATAATCCGAACCTGCGCATTCTGATGAGCGTGGAAGACTTCGACACTTACGACGACGAACTGACGCAACTCGCCAACAAGGGCACGGCGCCTACGGATATCAACCAGGAACGTTACAAAGGAATTTCTTTCGAAGTGCTGACTCAATGGCCGCAAGGTCTGGTGGTAGCCACCATCTGTGACAGTGGTCTGAACGGTAACCTCTTTGCGGCCGTCAACCTTCAGGATGACGAAAACGTGATCCAGATTGACAAGTGGGCGAACGCCAGCGAACTCTATTTCTTCAAGATGCTGATGAAGGCGGACACGCAGATCGGCTTCGGTGAAGAATTCATTGCACTGGACTGGAGAGCTGACGGAGCGTTCAAACCTGTAGTAGAAGGATAAGGAGGCACAGCTATGGCAAAGAAATTACTTGTAACGGTCGTTGTCCTGATGGCATTTCAGGACAAGTTCGACCACAAGACGCAGTATGTTCCGGGCACGGAACTGCAAGTGGATAAAGAACGTGCGGACGATCTGGTAAGCCGGGGGCTTGCCAAAATCAAGGAGGAAACTCCGACTAAAGAGCCGAAGCAGCCTAAAGGTGCCAAACCTGCCGCTAATCCTGAACCCGCTGAAAATGTAGGCCGGGAAGTCACTGCCGAGAATGCGGTGCCGCCTGCCGGTGATAACCCTGAAAAAAAGCAGGAAGATGAGCCGGGGACTGAAGAACAATAATCCGGGCAACATCCGCTTGTCACGCACTTTGTGGCAGGGGGAGGTTCGCCCTTCGCAGGATCAGGCATTCTGCCAGTTCCGCAGCATGGCCTACGGCTATCGGGCTTTGATTAAGCTGTTACAGAACTACCGCCGGGTGAACGGTTGCCGTACGATATCGGACTTTATTAACCGCTGGGCACCGCCTGTGGAAAACAATACATCGGGCTATATCAGCCGGGTGTGTAAGGAAATGCAAGTGCCGGCAAGCCATGTGCCTGATATCAACGACCGGGCGACGATGTGCGCTTTCGCGGCTGCGATATCACAAGTGGAGAACGGTGTGCCGGCTGTGATGGCGGACGTGCAGGCAGGCTGGAGCCTGCTCTGATTTAAAAAATAACAATTAAAAATTAAAGGCGAATGGATACTTTGATGCAGATATTAGGCAGCCTCTTCCCGGCGGGACTGGGTGCGGCGATCGGAACCGCCATCGGTTGGTTCTTCAACCGCCGCCTGTCCAAAGCCCGCAACGGTGGAGATATTGACGCCGCCTATATGGACAACATTCAAAATCTCCGTTCGGACTTATTAAACTCTATCAATGAAAACAGAAAACTCTACAGGGCCGTCGCCCGACTGGATCGCACGGTGGCTCGCGCTACTGCTTGCCGTCACTGGAATGATTGCCCTATCCGTGACGAGTTGCAGAAGCCCGGTGCCGACGGTGACAACTTCCCGGCACCTGATCGACAGTCTGCAAAGCAGAAGAGGGTTCGTGCTCCTACAGGAGCCGGTACCGCCCAGCGTGGCAACCACGAAGTTTCCGACGGAGCTGCTGGGCACGATACCGGTGGGCACCGGCTTTAGTCGGCGCAGCGGGCAGGCTACGGTTGATGTGAACCGGATATCCGCGGACTCTATCGAAGTGACCGCCACTTGTGACAGCCTGGCACGACAGGTATTGATACTGAGCGAAGAGAATACCCGCATCAGGAACGAACTTCTGGAGAAAGAAGAAGAACCTCCGCCCAAGGTGGTGCATGAGCCCACCGGATGGCAATGGTTTCAGATATGGGTAGGACGGTTGGCCGTTACCGCCTTTATCTTAATACTGATTAAACGGCGTTTAAAACATAACTAAATAGTATAAAATTATGGCAGTAAAAGAGAATAATGGACTGATTTATGGCATCGGTAAATTGAAGTTCAATAACAAGGAAATCGGATGGATCAGTCAGGACGGTTTATCTCCGAAGGGTGAGGCACGACAGACTACCCCCATTTATGCCGCGCAGGTTCAGGATGGCCCGGTAGATGAGATAACCAGCAATCCCGGTACCACCGCTTTCGGCTTCAAGCTTATCCAGCTGAAACCTGAGATGTGTAAAGACCTGTTTGGCGGCACGATTGCGGCGGCAGACGGTGCTTATGAGCCACCTACTGACTTTAAAGATTTGGAAGGACCGTTCGAGGTGGAATGCGTAAGCGGTCACAAAATCTCAATTCCACGCGCTAAGATGAGCGGTGAACTGGCCGACTCTATCAACATGAGCGGCGTGTTGAGTTATGACTGTACGGTAAAGTGCCTGAAGCCTCTGGAAGAGAACGTGGCCCGTTACCGCATTATTCCTCCGCAACAAGTGGAAGGATAACGTATGAAACAGACGGAACAGCTGGAGGCTTCCGCGCTGATGCTTGATATGGGTGTGGCGATTCCCGTCCGCCCTTTCAACTATCTATACCGTAAGCGAAAGCCTCGCAGTGTCATCATGCGTACTCCCGGACTGGGCGGAATGATGCGGATAAGCCACCTGTATCTTTCATTGGGAATCACAACCGAAGAACTGAAAGATTATACGTATGAACGGAACCTGCAATTCATCACCGAACATGGTGTAGTAATCAGCCGCATTGTGGCGCATGCGCTGCTGCGAGGCCCGATATCGGGCAGACTGTTCAACCGGCTTGTCGCCTGGTGGCTTCGCTGGCGTGTTCACCCCATGTTCCTGCAGGAAGCCATGTATCAGTTGATGGTAATGCTCGACCCGAAGTCTTTTCAGACTATTATCAGCTCGGCGGAAATGATGAATCCGATGAAACCGAACCTGAGCCATTTCAACAGCGGGAGTTAAAGGGTTATACGGAAGCCCCTCATAGCCCGTTCGGGTTAGTCTGGCAAGTGGCCACGGCTACCGGCTGGAGTATCGACTATATACTTTGGAAAGTGCCTTATCCTACGCTGTTGCTCATGGCCAAGGATGCCCCTCGTTACGTTTCGGTGGAAGAACAGAAGAAACGGCAGTACAAGGAAATGATGAAGAAAATGCGGAAAGCAAGCGGCGTGGGCAAAGACCCGGTTGCCTTCTTCCAAACCCATATATCAGCAGACTGATGGAACCAGTAGAACTCACCATAATCATGCGCAATCAGACCAAGGAAGGGCTGAACGAAATAGTGCGGGACACCACCAAGGTGGGGCAGACCGTAGAACAGGTGACGGCCGACTTCAAGGCTCGCATGAAGGAACAGAGCGAGGTGGTGAAACAAGTGGAAGCGGATATCAAATCACTGGAGAAACAGCTGGAGAAAGCGGCCCCCGGCAAGACCAAGATGCAACTGACCGCTGATTTGGAGGCGGCCAAGAAAGTGCTTGCCGAGGAGAGGGGGGAGCTGGCCTTGTTGGATAAACAGGTAGACCAAACGACGCAGAAACATACCATGCTCCGTACGGAAATCCGCAATCTGAAAGAGCAGATGGCGGGCATGACGGAAGGAACGGAAGAGTATGCCGCCGCTATGCAGCAGCTCGGAGTGATGCAGGACCGCATGGGAGATATCAATACGCAGGGACGCATTTTCTCTGATGACAATAAAAACATCAAGGCGACGATGGATGCCGTGTCCGGACTGACCGGAGCGATGACGGCAGGGGTAGGCGTAGCGTCCCTATTCGGTGTGGAACAGGAGAAGCTGGCGGAGATACAGACCCGGCTTCAGGCGGTGATGGCCATAACGATGGGTGTACAGCAGGTAGCCAATACGCTGAATAAGGACAGCTATTTTACGCATGTGTTGCTGACAGGCGCCAAGAATATGCTGACAGCGGCGACCACCCGCCTTTCTGTGGCTTTTGGTATTTCCAATATGGCGGCACGAGCATTGATGGCTACCTTGACTCTGGGGCTTTCGGCGGCAATCACTGCATTGATTTATCTTTGGAATAAATACAGTGACAGGACGGCGGACGCTCAAGAAAAGCTAAATGCGGAAATAGAGAAGACCGGAACCGCTATTCAACAAATATCCAATGATACGGACTTTGACACCCGCATTGCAGAAGCGGCGGGAAAGTCGAAGAAGGAACTCATTGAACTTCGGAAAGAAGCCGCAAAGACGGCTCTTGCCATGGCAGATATAGCTTTTGATGAAGTCAATGCAAAATTCATGAAGGGCGATGCCACCAAGGAACAACTGGACGCTGCCCGCGAAAACTCTCAAAAGGCATGGGACAACTACAATAAGACGATGCAGGATGCGGTTATCCTCGATTATGAGGAACGCACCAAGAAAAAGGAGAAAGATACCTCGAACGCTGGCAAGGCCGATGAATTTGCCGATGCCGAGCTCAAAGCCCGGCAAAAGATAAACGATATGACCATCGCCCTGATGAAAGAGGGCGAAACGAAGAAGAAGGCGCTTGCCCGCAAACAGTTTGATGACGAACTGGCCCGCATTGACCAGGAAGAGCGCGAACGTCTGAAAGCATTGCAGGCAGCCCAGAAAAATGGGATGATGGTGACACCGGAACAAGTGGCTACCGTTAAGAACCAGGCGAAGCGGCAGCGTGACCTTGCCGGTGAGCAATACATCAAAGACTTCTTTGTCGTGGAAAAGGAGTATGCGGATAAAAGCAAGAAGCTGAAGGCTGAAAAGATACAAGCCCAGATTGAATATGATAAAGAGTACGGCACCTATCAGGAGAAGCGTCTGGCCATTGAAATGGAATACAATGAAAAGCTGAACGACATCATGGAGAAGCGCAAGAAGGCCATTGGAGACGGTGATGCGGATACTGTAGAAATGATGGATATCGCTCAGGCAAAAGCGACCAAAGATAAAGGAAAAGCCCTCATGGGGCTGGATTATGAACAGCTGAAACAATCCCCGGATTATGTCCGTGCTTTCGAGAATCTGAAAGAAACTTCATCGGAGACGCTTAAATCTTTGCTCTCTCAATTAGAGAACGCCAAACAGACAGCGGCAGAAGTCCTCTCACCTGATCAGTTGCGTGAATACACTACTACCATTCAAGATATTATGACCGAACTGGACGAGCGTAACCCCTTCCAGGCGCTTGCCGACCGGAAAAAAGAACTGGCGGAGGCAGAGAAAGAATTGGCTGAAGCAAAAAAGAATCTTGATACGGTCAATTCGGGTGGGCAGGTAGTTACCGGCACTTCCTATAATCAGGGTACCGGGAAGATTGATAAAACCTACTTGTCTTCTGCCGAAGCGCTTGAAAAGTATAATAAGGCTAAGGATAAGTCTGTAAAGGCCAATGCCAAAGTGAAGGATGCAGAAAAGAAAGTGGCGGATGTGATCGGTGAGTTATCCGCCGCCTTCAAAGATTTAGGCGCTTCCATTGGTGGACAAGCCGGAGAAATCATATCACTGATTGGTGACGTCGGGACGTTTGCCATGACTGCCATGAACGGCGTTGAGACCGCTTCGCAGACCGCAAGTTCCGCAGTGCAAGCGGTAGAAAAAGCATCAGTCATTCTGGCGATTATCAGTGCGGCTATCCAGGTTGCCACAAAGATAGCCTCTATCTTCAAGGATGATGACGGGGTGGCAGAATACGAACGTGCCACAAAGGTATATGAATCGTACATTGCCATCCTTGACAAAGTGATAGAAAAGCAAAAGGAACTGTTTGAACTGAATTCCAAAACAGGAAAGCAAGCCTACGAAACTGCCAAAGCTACGGTTCAGAAGCAGGAAAACGCTTCCCGCGAGTTGGGTAAGCAATATCTGGATTCCGGAGCCAGCAAAGGATTTCTGGGCATGGGCAGTTCCGCTTCGAAAGGTGTTGGTCAGCGCAAGGATATATCAACCAAGGCATGGAATGAAGCCAAGAATGCGCTTGGACGCGACTTCTATAGCTATGGCATTGGTGAAGGGCGTATGACCGGGCTTTTCGACCTGAGCGTTGAACAGTTGAAGAAACTTCAGGCAGACGCTCCATTGTTCTGGGCGGAATTACATGATGACACGCAAAAATATCTCCAGCAGATCATTGATTGCAACGATGAACTGACAAAGTTGGAGAATGACCGGAAAGAAGGTCTGGTAAAGACTGATTTCGACAGCTTCCTGAGCAGTTTCACCGATACCTTATTGGATATGGATAGCTGCTCAAAAGACTTCGCCGACAACTTTGAGGAGTACCTGAAAAATGCAATCCTGTCATCCCTCATCACGGACAAGTATCGTGACAGAATCAAGAAGCTGTATGACAACTGGGCTGCCGCAACAGATAGTGATGAAAAACTGACAGAGCAAGAAGCAGAGGCCCTGCGCAAGGAACAGGAGGCTATTACAGAAGATATGCTGCGGAAGAGGCAAGAACTGGCTGATGCCTTTGGCTGGAGTTCTTCTTCCTCTGAAAGCCAATCGGGTCGCGCCGGTGCAGTGACAACTGTCACGGAAGAGACTGCCGGAAAGATTGAAGGCATTGCCACTTCCATACAGATACGGATTATCAGCATGGACGACAAGATGACGGACATCTCGCAATATGCCTATGAGGCTATCGGAATACTTAATACCATTGCCGAGAATACAGCTTTCTGCAAGTACCTGGAATTCATTGCTGATGGGATAGATAGACTGGAACGAGACGGAGTAAAAATGAAATGATATGGATATACTGGAAGGATTGATCACCATCAACGGTGTGGACATATATAAGGAATATAATGCTTTCCTGGCAGAAGATTCGAGGGGAAGTCATACGAATTATAACGAGTTGCTGAAAGTGCCGGCGATGAAGGTTTATACAGCCGTGTCGTTTCGGGAGGAAAATGGAGAACGTTTGCCGGACGTGCTGCCGGAACCACACTACGAGGCACGGGACGTGACGCTGCAATTTGGCATACTTACTGAGACAAAGGAAGAATGGTACCGGAAATTTATTGCTTTTCAAACCTTTCTGAAAAGTGGTTGGCTGGTATTTGTCTTGCCGGAACTGGGGACTACCTATCGGATGTATTTCAAGAACTGCATGAATCAACAGATGATATCTCCTTTTAAAACCAATGGTAAGATTTATGGAACGATGAAAATGAAGTTTCGGGAACCAAATCCATATACAGCGATTGACCCTTTAAACAACGATTAAACGCTATTCAAAATGAGGCTAAATATCTATAATCAGAGCGGAGAACTGAAACTAACGGTGAATACATCTTCCTCATCCACCTGGAACACGGAGTTGATGGTGGAGAATGCCGTGTCCGTTTCTTTCACCCATCCTTTTTTTATAGCACTGGACGTGAACGACTATGTGCTGTTATCGGGGATAAAGTTTTCTATTAATAAGGAATATAAGCCTAAACAAAAATCGACTCAGGAGTATAGTTATTCCGTGAAATTCTACGGCCCGGAGCATGACGCTCAGCGGGTGATGTACCTGAACCTAACGGACGGGCAATATGATGTGCAGTTCTCACTGGACGGCAGTCCAAGAG